AACGATCTCAAGAAACTCACCAGACTCAGCAGCAAGCCCAACACCAGCAGTGGTAAGACGTTCAATATTGGCACCCTCTCTGTCAAGCTCAACCAGACGGTCAGCAAGACTGACAAAATCTTTAGAACTATCGGATGTGACAGCATCGACGAACTTTTCGTATCGGTCAAAATCTATAGTCATAATCTACTATTCTATGTAAAAATTATACATCAATTAAGTGTACTTGTCAATCACTTCTTAGGATCAATACCTTGTGCTTCTTTATCCTTCTGGATGGTATCCAAAAGGCGTTCAGCATGTTTAGTATCTTTCATAACATCCAGCAGTTGCTTTGATGTTAATTTCTTTTCCTCAGTCATCTCCATATTTTTGAAGTGAAGTATTTATCTTCTCAATGTCTTGAGATGCTCAACAATTTCCTCTCTGATCCACATTAGTTCATGAAAACATTTCTGGTTGTGAGCACAACTTCTTAATTCGTGGTCAGGTTTCTGGACAGACTCTGAGAATATATCGAGAGCACGATTCCATCTCTCATCTTGTCCTTCCTTAGGGATTGCTCCTTGATCTTTCATTTAAAATGTGAAGTCTCCAAACTTATGTTTAGGTTTTGATTCCGTAAGAACCTCTTGCCCCGAATCCATAATATTATTCTGAGCACTCTGCTCTACATCATACAGCCTCATCTTAGATCTGTCAATGCCTATTACAAATCTCTTATTAAGAGTAGGGTCATAGTATCTATTCTTTAACTGCTTGACCATTATTTGATTTTGCTGTTCCAACTCCTCTGTAGATATGAGAGCGAACATAAGATCAGCAGTAGCAGGGAGACCGAAAGACTCTGACGTGTCAGTAAGGTCAACGTCGCTAGAACCGTAACCAGAACGAGTAGTTTGAGTAGCACTGACAATCGGTACGTTAAATTCCACAGCAAGTCCCCTAAGTTCCTCTGCAATACTTTTAACCATGGTGTAAGAGTTAACACTTGCTCCTCTGAATCTTTGTGATGTACATATGTTTAGATAGTCTATGAATATAATCTCTGGTCTGAAATTCTTCTTGAGTGCTAAGTCATTTAAGAGTGCTCTAAAGTGACCCGCATGAGCAGAGGCAGTCGGGTATTCTTTTACAATTAATTTTCCTTGTGTCTTCTTAGATAAGTCCGTGATCTTATTCTCGAACATCATCTTAGGCAACTGTGCTAGTTGTTGGATATCGACGTTGAGGAGGTTTGCGTCAACTCGTTCAGCAATGCGCTCTTCTGCCATTTCCATTGTAATATATAAAACGTTCCGTCCTTGGAGCAGCACGGAGCTAGCAACGTGGCACATGAATAGAGACTTCCCGACACCTGTACCAGCAAGCGCGATGTTAAGAGTCTTAGAAGGTAAACCACCTTTGGTAATTTTGTTAAAAAATTCAATGTCGAATGGGACTTTCGACTCGACCCTGTGATAACTGTCATACCGTTCTTCATAGTCGTCAATGTAATCGTGACCTATATGGTTATCAAACGACACGCCAAGAGCATCCGACAAGATGCTAGGGATAGCATCAGGAGTCTTCTTATCATCAGAACCGTCTGCGATCTTTATACTCTTCATCAGAGCTAGGTAAATCGCACGCTCTTTACACCACTTCTCAGTAGTATCTAAGAGCCAGTCGAGTTCTGTCTCTTCCTTATCAAAGGAACTTAATGTCTGCGTAATCTGCTTGAACTGTTCATCATTAAGTGTAGAGATTTGCCCTACTTCAATGGTAAGAGCTTCAACTGTAGGAACAGCAGAATACTTTACGAAGTATTTATCAATTAGATCAAAGATTACTTTGTCTGTGTAGTCCTGAAAATATTCTTGCTTGACAAATGGAAGTACCCTTCTAGGATACTCCTCCGTCAACAATAAGTTTTTCAGGATCAAACTCTCCACCTTCATAGACTTCATCTGAGATCACAAAATTAAATGATATAGTAGACCTCAGTTTTGAGGACTTGTTAAGAGGAGCAGAGTGCTCCAACCATGCGGGGAAGATGATAACGTCACCTTCATTCACCCATGGTATTATAGTATTCTGTTCGTCACCTTGGCAAGCCAGTAAGGTCTCGTTGGGGTGATAGAACTTCGTACCACTGTGTTCATTAGGATCAAAATGTCCATAATATATACCAGACCACTGACCTGGAGCATGGATATGTTTATCCTGCCAGTTGGTAGTCTCGTAGCAGTTCAACCATAGATCAGTAAGGATTAAATTACCAGGTAGTCTGGCCTCATCCTGGAACTGATCAAAGACATAGGAGAATGCGTCTATACATTCTACTATAGGAAATTGTTTTGTGCCAAATGTTGTGAAAAGTTTACAATTCCATGAGTCAGGTGGTTCATTACCTACCCTAAACTCCTTGTAATGCTGATCAATCCTATCCTTGATAGGTTGATGGTCATCAATATGATACCTGTATATGTGTGTAGGAAATAGATCAACCTTCACCGTACTTAAACTCCTGGCCTGCTGCCCAATCAAGTTTTTCCATCACTTCCTCCGTGAAGTATTTTTCGGGATCCTTAAGCATAGCAGAAGGATAAACGGACTGATCATGGACAAGAATGCGGTTACCTTTACGAAGGAATACTCCGTACTTCTCACCAAGTTCCAGGAGTCCATAGTATCTATCGAGTCCACGCTTATCATAGTATAAACGGATAGCAACTTTAGCATTTTCTTTTGATAGTCTTGACTTTGCTGTAGTAGCTTTAATAATATTACCTACAACTTCCTTACCATCTTTCTCTTTTGATTTAGAAAGATAGATGATAGTTGAAGCAGCATATTTTAAACCACTACCACCACCCATCTCTTTGGTTGGAACATAAGCACCTACTACATCGTACGTATGATTAGTTACTAACATAGGTACGTTTGCTTTACCCAACTTCAGTGTAAGGATTCTAAAGATTGCTTTAACAACTTGTGCCCTAGTCATATCTCTAGTGTCTTTACCCTCTGCTGAGTCTGCCAGTTCCTTAGAGGTGGATAGCATACCCAGAGAATCTAACACAAACATTAAGGGTTTGCGTTTCTCTTTAGGTTGTTCTAAATATTTGTCTAATATTTTTATTGCCTGTGTCCTAAACTCCTGTACTGTAGTAACAGGTACTAGGATCATTCTATTAGTATCAACTCCTCGCTCTTCCATCATACCTTTAGAGATGGCTGACTCAGACTCAAAGTATACTACTCCTGCGTCTTTATCCTTAGCGAGGAAGGACCCAACCACTCCCAAACAGAAGAAGGTTTTTCCAGTTGAAGATTCTCCAGCGATGGCGGTAATTTTGTTGGACGGAATGCCACCAGTAATACTACCAGAGACAAGGGCATTAAAGATATACGACCCAGTGTCAACATATCCTCCGATGTCACCAACGGATCCGTCTGCCAGGATTCCCGCATAGTCATTACCAATTTCTTTAACGACATCTTTTAAAAAACTCATGCGAACAAAAATTCAAGGTTAGCAATCTTCTCTGTCTCCCATCCTATCACGCTCGTGATGATTTGTAAAGGGTCAAGAAAAGACTTCTGGAACTGTGCCTTACGGTCTATACAGTTCTCAAGTCCTAGTTCCCTAGGAAATGTATTCAAAAAGGATATAACATTCTCTCTTGTATAATTTTTATTATCTTTCTGTTTAAGGAACAGATACTTTATCTTCTCCCCTTCTTGAACCAATGGATATTTGTGTTCGAGTCGTTGCTTAGTGACATAAAAATTATAAAGGAGAGTTCCACGAACATGTAACGGGCATCCCTTTGAATACACGTCTGTCTTAGATTTATATTTTGTGATTCCATTAACCGACCTCGGAAATGCTATATCTTCAGGCGGTAACGAATAGAATTCATCCTTAAATCTATCTATAAAGGATATCAACTCGTCATTTTCACCACTCATCATGATGTTAAGAGCATCCTTAATAGCAGTACGACATGGTGCTGGTGTAGAAGACTTGACTGCTTCTATACCCATCATCTTTAACTTAGGTTTAGCATACTGTACACCCTCACTGTTCCATACGTTTAAGATATATCTTTTCTTAGCAGTCCAGATACCTCTAGCAGCAATGTTCTCTCTCTTCATGAACATCTTCTGATCATAAGCATTCACATAGGTTGCTAGCTCTTCGTATGATCTATCAATAAATGGTTCTATCTTTTCCTTACATGCTTTATCAAGGAAGGATACGATCTTTTCCTGAGATACTTCTTTATCACCAAATACTGTACGTACCAAGCTATCGAGACACAAGTAAATACTATCGGTATCACTTGCGATGACATAATCTTCTCCATCAGTCTTCAATAATTTATTAAGATACTCATTCATCTTGTTCTCTATCCATCTGATAGAGACCTGACCTGACAATGTAATTGCTTCAGCATTAGCAAGGTTGTAGTACCTAAAGTACTGGTTACCAATAGCACCATAAGCAGAGTTCAGTTGGATCTTACGAGCCATCTGAATGTTATTGTACTTACTGATCGCCTTCTCTAGTTCCTTCGTTGGGGTCTTCTCATACTCCTGCTTTGCCATGAGCATAAGCTTCTTACTCTGAACACGTTCATCGTATATCTTCTGCATGATCTCAGGTAAGAATCCTCTGATGTCCTTACGATACTGAGCACCATTAGCACACGTTGAGAAGTCTGGATTGATCTCTACATCCTGATTCAGAAGCCGTTCAACGCTCGCGCTGGAATGTCTAGTCTCCCAGAGGGTTTCTGGGGAGATATTGTATTGCATAATGAGATGAGGATACAGGCTATTGAGGTCAAAATTAACAACCCAATCATAGCGTCCTGGTTTCGGTTCCTTGACATAAGCACCTGCGTACTGTTGATTTTTGTCTGATCGTTTAGTGGGTGGAACTACAACGTTCCTCTGCCCAAGGAAATTATATATCAAAGTGTCCCACATGCGTACCTGATAGTAGACATCTTTCATATTGACCTTAGCATCATAGGCTAGGGCAATAGCAAGCTCTATCAGTTTCATCTTATCCTCAAGTTGTGAAACGAGTTCCACGTCCTTGATGTTGTAGTCGATAAACTTCTGCCAGTCTTTTGTATAGAACTCCTTGAAGTTCTCAAACTCACTGTGGTCTAACTTCTTCTGACCTAGTTCCACAAATGCTATGTGGTCTAAGCGATATGATTCTTGATTAGTATAAGTAAACTTTTTATATAAGTCAAGGTAGTCTAGGACACTGAGTCCATAGATGTTATAAAGAATCTGTTGACGACCCTTGATCTCCATCTCTTCACGATGAACGATACCCCATGGGGATATCTGTTTCATCTCTTTCTCTCCGAAGAGTCTTTCGAGTCTGCCACAGATATAAGGGATATCATACAACTCAACATTCCACCCTGTAAGAACATCTGGGAAGTCAGTCTGCCAATAAGCAAGGAAGCTACGTAGCAAATGTTCTTCGCTGTCGCACAAGATAAACTCAACGTCCTTACGATTCGTGGTATAAGGCTTCGTCCCCCATACTTTAAGTGAACGGCTAGCGTAGTCCTGGACTGTAATCGATAGTAATGGTTCCGCACATTCACGTACGTTAGGAAAACCATTTTCACATGCGACTTCAATATCAAGCGATGTAATCTTGAGAGTCTTAAGATCGTAGTCCACTTCGTTCTGGAACTCCGACGAAATATACTGATATAAGAACCTATCATACCCATGTACTTCAAACCCCTCTACACCTTTATATTTGTCTCTAAAATCACGTGCCTCCCTGACAGTATCAAATTGTATTGGCTTGGCAAAACGACCATCCAAGGTTTTAAACTTGGTAGGTTGATTACTCACCACATAGAGGGTAGGAGAAAACTTAAACTTTCTCTGGATCCTCCTCCCGTTTTCGTACCCTAGGTAGAGAAGGTTATCTCCAACAAGTTGTACGTTTGTGTAGAAACTCATGTAGTACAGGTCTTATACTTCTTAAGGACTTCCTCCTTAGGTTCTAAGATTGTAGCAATGGTATCAGAATAAATCAACACGTCATCGTCCACTGTGTGAAGTGGCCATGGTTCTAATGTACCATCGTCCTTAACTTGAAACGGTTGATAGAGATGAGCAGCAGGCTCCTCATCCAGCGTCTCTATCTGGCTGATCAGGTACGTTCCCGACTTCAGTAGTATCAGTTGTGTTTCCATCTTCCATATCATTTAACATTTTTTCTGCTTCGTTAAACATATCATCAAGGTCTTGATCTTCATAACTTAGATTAAACCTAGCTTCATGCTTCTTAAAGTTCTCATCATACCTAGCCTCATCTATGGCAGAAACATACTGAGATAGGATAGCATCCAGTGGTTCATAAACTGTCACCACATGACTGCCTGGTAGAAAGAAATCTTTATCTTTACTTAGTGGAGCCCAAGGAAACCACTCCAACTGATATCCCTTATCACCAGTTGCGTTGGTGACAATATCTAATCGGAATGGTTTATGCATATGATAACCTAGAGGCTTCTCAGTCTCAGGTTCCACTATCTCTTTGACTTCAGCGATAACCTCTTCACCAGTCCTGAGCATCAATAACTTTATACTCATGTTGCTGTACCATCAGGTGCGATAATTTCAGGATTGGTAACTGGTGGAGTTGGTAGACCTTGATCACCTTGCTTCTTACGTACATTACTTAGGTATGTCTGAAGTAAACTTGGTGCTGGTTCCATTACAGATACAACATAGTCAGGTACTATAGCAATCCTTTGATCAATAGTGAATGGATTCCATGGTGTATACCTGATCTTAATTTCTAAATCCTCAAAGGTTTCTGGATCAGTCAACTGTGATGGTTGATCTGTTATCTCTACCTTATATGGAATAGTCATTAAGTATGCCTGTCTATTTCCAGTCTCTTTGTCAACTGCCTCTTGAAGATCACAGATGACGGTATCGCCATCACGTGTCAACAGTAACTTAATTCTTGTCTCGTCGATCATGGCTTATTAATTAACCTCTATATTATAATGGGGAGCCTGACAGATGTCAAGCTCCCCCAGTTTTTATATTTATAGATACTCCTTACGGGCATGATGGTCAGGAACAATCTTACCGAGTTTTACAACGAGTAATCCGTCATTGAATTCGACTCCTCGTATTTCGGTATCATCAGAGAGTGACCAGACCCTAGAGAACGACCTTGCGGCCACTCCTCTATGTCTAAACGTTCCAGCATCTTCCTGTTTTTCTTTGCTGCCCTCGACATGTAATTTTCCAAACTCCGTAAAGACTTTGAGCTCATCTTTTTTGAAGCCCGCCAGGGCAACTTCCAACCTCGATTCCACATTGTTAATTTCTATAATATTATATGGTGGATAGTTTGAAGTAGAGTCTACACCATCCCAGAATCGATTGAGGTAATCGTCCATACCGATGCTGTTTTTATGAATCCTCTCCATCAATTCTGGAAGATTCGCAGCGTGAAACCTTGCTAAGTTAGTCATAATAGCTCCTTTGTAAGCGAGTTTGTATTGTGTGGACCCTTTCGGCATCCACTACTAATTATAACACCAGCCACAAAAAGAGGGGTGTTGAAACCCCTCACTATCATTACGGTTTTACGCCTTTTTCTTCCCTATGTTGTACTTAGATTCGAGTGTCCACCCACTCTTATCTTTATAGGATAGTACTTTGATCTGACTAAGAGGAGCAACGTCCACTATATTATCAGAATTATTAATGGTAACTAGACCCCAGTCACTTAGCAACTGGATGATTCTATTGCGTCTCTGTACATCATTAATGGATAAGTTTGCTGACTTACCGTCGAGAGCAAACAGTTCCTTAAAATGTACTATGTAATACCTTCCCTGCTTGTGCAGGATATGACACGATTGATATAACTTCTTCTCTTTCCTAGAAGCTACACCTATACGTGTTAATGTTTCTCTTACTTTAAGGAAGTCATCTGGCTCACTTAAACTTACCTCTACCATCTGGTCAGGAGACCACTTAACCTCCTGTTCAGTGAAGGATGCTGTCATCTTACTCCTCCCGTGTCATGCTTGTGTCTAATAAAATCTAGTTGGGGTTTGGTAAGAAGAGATAATGCGATCTTTGCTTTTTCATTACTATATCCATAGTGTTTCTTGACCAGATCCAGATCTTCGATCTGTTCTTTCTTCAACCAAGGTGTGAAACGCTTTCGTTTCCTCAAAGTATTTAGCAAGAAGTCATATTGAAGACGGTTAGGCAGATGAGCTGCCTTGTTCATCTCGTTCGCATATAAGATACTATCAACATGACCAGAGAGACATCTATTAACGACGTAAGCAGGATATTTGCGACTGCGATCAGGGTCGTCAACGTATAGATGTTCTTTAGTATTGTTAATGGAAGCGAGGATGTCAGAAAGTTCACTACTCATAATATAGGTGGGTTAGTAAAATCATTACTATGGTCAGGAGTAATATTCATAGAGAGTATCAATCTCCTTTCATTAGTATAGTTAGGTTCCGTCTTATGACGCAACCATCCTGGAAAAAATATCACATCACCTTGAGATACATCAATGCGTCTCCAAGGTTCTACATTCATGGGTTCAAATGCTCTAGTCTGTGTAAGAGGATCTCTTATTAACAGTTCACCTGATCCCTGAGGTTTTAATATGTATGCTGTAGCAACAACACAAGGACCGTGCTGATGTTCATCAGTCCAGTCCCCCTCATAGTGTTCATTGTACCACGAATTTGATATGAAATGTGGATAGTCATCATACCGCCATACTTCTTTTAAGTATTGCATCTTGAGACCTAACCATTTAATATACTTAGCATTAATTTCATGATCATGTGGGAAGATATGACCAGGTGTACCAACTAGATTAGCAGTGGACTTGCCACCATGCTCTATGCTAGTTTGAACCTCATACCTATCCACATTCTTGAACAGTTCATCAGCAAAATGCTGCTGTAACTTCACATCAAAATCAAACCTATCCCGATACACAACAGGATAGGATACGTTAACTTGCTTCACGTTATAATTCTTCGAGGTCCATTCACACCAGTACCATGCTGGTTGATCTCGTAGATAGCCACGTTACCATTGTTCAGAGTGACATGGACTTCATCACCCTGTATGATAGCAGACTGACACCCATTACCAAAGACAGTCAGGATACCCCTGCGTGTATGGTAGAGAGAGCATCTACCGTTCTTGACTCTAACTCCCAGTGATCCTTGCATTGTAGTTTGTTAGTAAAAGTTCACGTCTTGCTTTCTGGTCTTTCATGTAGTCACCAGTGGAGCGCATCGTGTACGTATGATCCCAATCATACTGCTGCCACTCCCAAAAACGATCCCTGATCTCCTTATTGTCATTATATGAAATCATTACGTTCCCTATTGTATCATCCATTACATTTGCGAACCTTTCATGGTCGAATCCTTTATGTAATCTGCCCTTCTCTCCATAGAGATGGTCTTTGATACTGTAAGGTGGGTCAACATATATGAATGTACTATACTCACAGGTTAAATCCTCACTGTGTCCAGTACAGTCTGCAACAAGTTCTGCATAGTCTAGGTTTGTTATTCGCCAGTCTTTAATAATGGCTCCATAATCAGGGAGCCGCTCGATGCCACGCATCGTCCAGTTGTTGTCAGAGGCTTGCTTTGAGAACGAGGACGATTCAGTAAGACCACTGAAAGAACACTTATTAATAGTATAAAAACGGACCGCTCGATCAATCTCGTCACCTTCATTTAGTGTCTCCTTAAATGATTGAAATAATTCTTTTGCTTTAACTGGGTTGTCATACTCTTTCTTGAGGTCACTTAGATCTAATGCTAAAGTATCAGCATTCTTCTGTAGTACCTGCCAGAAGTTTACCAGTGGTTCATATAAATCATTAACCCAGACAGGTATACCAGGATACTGTTTGGTTATAGCGATAGCCATACTACCACCACCTAGAAAAGGTTCTCTAAACTCAGAGATATTTGGTGGAAGGAATTCAAATAATTTAGGGACTGCTCTACTCTTACCACCAGGATAACGTAAAGGAGTTTTCAAAGATTTCATAAGTAAGTTGCGACTAGAACTATACGACGGCCTACCTTAGGTTGTTCCATACTATGTAGACCACCAAAGACAATCACATCATCCTCTTTGGGTTCATGTGTTGCCCTTGTCTCAGCAGAATACACATTTGTATTACCACCCTCAAAGGAACTGAGATAGATTAGAATATTTTGATGACTGAAGTCATGATCCCTATGTATAGGAGAACACTTACCATCGATATAATAAGTAGAGTTTACACTAATCCTTAGGATGGTGTCAACCTCTATTTCATTGAGTGTAAAAATCTCTTTCAATACCTCATTAGCATGTAAGAGATACTCTGACTGTTGGGAAGGCATTAACCATCCATCAAAACCAGGTCTGGATAAGATTACATGTTGATAGTGTGGTGGAGTAGCATCATCACCAGGAAAATAATTCCAGTTGAAACAACATGAATGTACATCAGTCTTAAACCTCTGGTAGGTTTGAGTACAGTTGTTTTTAAGTACAGTTATTCTACCCATAATACTTTGCCACGTGGTCTATTAGATAAGGTTGATACCTTGGGTCACATGTAGGTATGAGAGATTCTATTTGTTTCTTCTTATAATCTTGAGCAAACTTATGTGCTTCCTCAGCAGTATGAAATGCCCCTAAGTTCACAGCATATCCACTCTGCTTCTTACCCTCATGATTCTTGTAAGTAGTTCCAGTATAATCTGTACCCCTTTTAGGTGGTCTACTACCCCATGCTATGTACTGTGGTGTTGAAACTCTTTTCCTAGGTACAAAGGTTACCCCATTAGGTAAACCATGACCTACTTCTCTCTTCTTATGTCCAAAATCAGAACGAATAAGTTTATTAATTCTCTGTGGTAGAAGGGAACATGTATCAGGACCATAAACTTTATTGTCTGGGACGATTAGATCCTTATCTAGATCACAATTCTCCCAGTCATCATGAGTCTGTAACCAATCATTGAATGTTGACCATAGCCACCATCTCTCATCAACTGAACAACCTTTATACCATGGTCGTCTCAAATGTAGAGAGTCAGAATATGAACGACAGAACATATCAGACCACTTGCTGTATGCCTTATTCCCTTTAGCTTTGTTTGGGCAATCATTAATGCCCCTACCATAGATAGGTTTACGTCCATAGTTAAGAGAAGGATCATTCCTTAACTCAACAACGTTTTCAGTTTCACAAACTCTAGTCATAATAATTCATTCAATTTAAAAAGACTAACGAGTTCAACCCCATTGTCTTTGAACATTTTAGTGGCACCATCTTCTCTGTCCACAATAGTTACTACACGAGTAACTTCATAGTTGAGATCTCTCAACACTTGGACTGCTTTCATAGCAGATCCACCTGTAGTAGTCACATCTTCCAGTACAGTTATCGCTGTACCTTGAGGTGGTAACGGTCCCTCTACTTGAGAGGCAGTACCATGTCCTTTAGGTTCCTTTCTAATGATCAAACCACTAAGATGTTTCTTGTATGCTACTCCTGTTACTAAAGGATCAGCACCAAGAGTTAGACCTGCCACTACAGGAGTCTTAACATAACGTCCCATCTCTTTAGATACTATACGTAAGAAGATACCATTAAGTATAAGTGGCTTACAGTTTAGATAGTGTGAACTCCTCTTACCAGAAGAGAGAGTATAGTCACCAACCTGTAAACAAATATCTTTGAGTCCTTGCTTTAGACTAAACGTTGTGTGTTTCATTAGATCATCTCTTTGTATGGCATTTCTTCCCAGATGATATAATCGTCTGGTTTAGGTGCTAACAGATAACAATCCTTGTCACTTGTTAAGTATGCCTCAACGAGTGATTGTATATCTGCTGACAGTTCTTCGTTAGTATCAGCAAGTCTGTGATAACTATTGCCTAGGAATACCATTCCTCCTGTCAACATTGCTGCTGCAAAGTAACCTATGGTTGTAGCGTAATTCATTTGAAGTTACACTCCACCATTATTTCTGTGAGAGCAGCAAGGAGATTGATCTCTTGGTCTGCGACAAAAGCAATTTGATATTGGTATTTGGCAATGATAAGTACAGCAGAAGGGATACTGCTAGGCTCCAACCTAGTGTATAAAGCATCATATAAGGAACGTAGGATCATGTTAGGATCATTGTCAAGATTGTCAACGACCCACTTTCTAACACTACCATAATCCTTTTTACTTAAAAAGTCAACTAGGTTATCTGTCTTAGCGTTACCTACGTTAGCAAGTATACCTGTGTCTATTACACCACCTACTGAGTATCGCTGGACTTCGTTAAGTACTCGTCTCCAATCTGGGAAATATCGTTGAATGAGTTCTGCGATGACCCTCTTATCAAAACTAATCCCTTCGTTGTCCAGGATGTTGTTAAGTCTGTTGAAGAAACTAGCAGCGATCTGTTGCTTATCACCTTTACTGATGGCAAAGTCGATACATGAACATCTGGAATGTAAGGGCTCAATGATCTTATTCTTAAAGTTACAAGTGAATATAAATCTACAGTTGTTATGAAACTCTTCTACGAACGCACGCAATAATAACTGAACATCGTGCGTGGTGTTGTCTGCCTCATCGATGATAATGACCTTGTGGTTGGATCCACCCACCAAGGAAACAGTTGATGCAAAGTTTTTGGCTTGACTCCTGACGGTATCAAGGAACCTGCCTTCGTCAGACCCGTTAATAACATAATAATCTGCCCCTATTTCTTTACATAAAGCTTTTGCTACCGTTGTCTTACCGATACCTGCGGTACCAGATAGCATGAGGTTAGGTATCTCACCTCTATTTACAAACTCTTTAAAAGTTTTTTTAATACCTTCAGGGAGTATACAGTCATCAATCTTAGTAGGTCGATATTTCTCGACCCATAGAAAATCACTCATGATAAAACGGTGTTAATAAGAATCCGAGTTTGATGCTCGGAAGGAGAGTATCCTGTATGGACATAACTCCCATCAAATAATACCATACGACCTGGCTTAGGTGAAATGGTAGTTTTAACTTTCATATCAGTAGGGTAAGACTCTGCCCACTCCTGCTGATGATCATAGATTACAGTGTCACCATCTGTCTCATTTAGATATACTATAGAGGCAACGTGAGGTTTGTCAATATCTATGTGTGGTGGGTGTAGATAGTGGTCATGTAATACAGTCATGTCCAATCTACATCTAGAAATATGATCTGCCTGAGCATAATCCTTGATCATATAAATCAGGGGTGCTACAAGCGTTGCTATGGGGGACTGATCGAACTTATCAGGTTGCCATGGTGGTACGATACCAACAGAGAAACCATAATCATTGATGTTATCTCTAGCATAATCTGATAGAGACTGTGATGTCTGTATAAACCATGGACATTCTGCCCCACAAGCATCCTGTAATGCCCTCAGGTATGAGGGCGATACAAAGTCATCAACGATTTCAATATCAATCTTCTTCATAGGTAGAATCAGGTTCCAATGCTATAAGATAAGTAACATCGTCAGAACTAACCCAACGACTCACTCCACTCCTGCTAACTTCCACATGATAACCAGTAACTATCTGTGGAGACTGTTCTATCTTACCTATATTCTCAGACTTAAGATTGAACTGGAATGTAGCATCTGTTTCACCCACCTTAATGGCATAGGTGTTAGATGATTTATTCTCACGATCAGCAACTACAATAGTAATCTTACCATTGCCACCAATGATAGAGAAGTCATCAATATTTCCATAGATGGAAAGTGCCTGACTCAATGATCTGAGTTGTCCAATAGAGATATCAAACTCACAATCTACCGTAGGTAGTTCTGGCATCTTCTCAGGTGGACTGATAACAATAGATGGATCAGCAAAGAAATACTTTGCCTTACTATTACGACCCTTAATGGTCACATAGTTATCGTTTTCAAACTCTAGATCTATATCCATGTCCTCAGACAAGGAACAAATCTTGAGGAACTCATCTAGATCATAGATAGCAAAATCCCTAGGAAATATCTCCTCTATCTCTGTACTTGCTAGTACATTCTTCTGAATAGAGAGAGTAGACAACTGACTACCCTGCTTAAACTGAATAGATCTATTAATAGAAGTTAAATTTCGTAGTACTTTAAACGTACGGTCAGAAAGTTTCATAGGGCTGAGATTCTTCACGGTCTTTGTTAATAAAATGATGTAGTAGGACGCAATAGTGTATTGCCTTAAGTATGTCTTGGGAAGGGAACCCCTTCTTATCATACCTTGAAAGGTACTTGATGGCATTACTTCTACAGAAAGCAGGAGCATCACCAACTGCCTCTATAAGATCAAGAGTCTGTATGTTAGTACCCTTGGAAGTATAGTGTGACTTATAAGTCTGAGTGATGTAATCATTTGCCTTTCGTAAGACTTCATCCTCATCATACTTACATCGGATAGCAGGGTTAGTTAAACCCTGCTTCTCCATGTTCTCCATAGCTTCTGCCATCATACCCCATGCGTTTGTCGCATTATTGTGCCTCGTTTCCATTATACTCTGATGTTTGTACATTGTCAAACTCTACCTTGGCATCCACTTTGTCATACAACTCTTGGAATGCTTGAGTAGTCTCCTCATCGAATCTTGAGATACATGTGGAGATTGCTTTTGCTTTATCTCCGAAGATGGAGTAAGCACGTGCGATGTGAACCAGTCTCCTTGTACTGATAACCTCATCGATACCACCATCCTTAAATGTTTTACGGATGATGTCTGCCCAGTCACATAAGTTCTTAACGTAGTCAGCATCATCACAGTGGTAAGCAAGAATCTTGCCTTCAGTCACTGGTGATGGATACTCCTGCTCAAATGTGAGTGGGAATCTTTCAAGGAATGCTTCATTAAGTACGTTAGTACCAACGAATCTTCCATCATCGGATCCTTTTCCTTTAGTGTTAGCAGTTGCTATCACTGTGAATCCTTTAGCAGGTTTAACATAACGTCCTATCTTCTTAAGAAAGACACCTTTACCTTCTAAGATACTCTGTAAACAAAGAATCTTATTAGATGCTAAGTCCACCTCATCTAAGAGGAGTACAGCACCACGTTCTAGTGCTTCTATAACAGGCCCATTGTGCCAAACAGTGTTCCCATCAACAAGACGAAAACCACCAATAAGATCATCCTCATCAGTTTCTATAGTAATATTAACACGGATCAGTTCTCTATTCAAGTGGGCACATGCCTGTTCTACTGAATAGGACTTACCGTTACCTGACAATCCAGTAATGAATACGGGATAGAAGGTCTTTGATCTTATAACCTTCTTAAGATCAGTGAAGTTTCCAAATGGTACGAACTCATCATCCTTGAATGGAACAAGGTTCTGGTCTACCTTCTCTACAATAGCAGGAGTTTTGGTAAGTGTCTGCTCTAATGCTTCACGAACTGTAAGATTCCACTGACCTCTTTGACCATCCACTTTGTACTTTCTTAGTTGCTTTGCCAAAGTAGGATAGGTCAAACCTTTTGAAGCACAATATTCTCTAACTTGTGCTGCGTTGATTTCGTTACCATACTGAGAACGAAGTTCAGATGCTCTGTCGAGTTTGTTAGCCATTGAATCCTTTTGTGTATGTACTTATAGTAAGCCATACTTCTACGAAATGGGACAATGGGGTGCCACTTATTTTATTGTCACAAGAGATCCTGCGTACTTTCCCAGTGTTCCTCTGATAAAAACGTCAAACCCTATACAATACCTTACCTTACCTGATAGGTTGCGTTCCACATTATGTATAAGTTGTGAAGGAAATATTAATATCTTACCATTATCAGGATGGCATCTCCAGGATTGCATAGTAAATTGATTGAACATAGTTACGTCAGGGCTTAGTGTTGGCATGAAACAATTAGTATAATGTTGACCCTTTTCCATAACAACATCACCACTCTTCTCATGTACATCAAGATAATATATTCCTGAGAATATACTATTCATATGACAGTGATTCTGTGCCCAGTCATCAGGCATATGCTTTACTGCCCATCCTCTAAGAAGATCTAGGTACACATGACTTGATACCTTCAGTTGACCATAAGCAAAGTATTTTACAGCATCTTTTATCTCATGATAAAGTGGTCTTAACTGATCATGTTCCCATATATTTCTATCGCTTGTAATATAACCGTTATCCATAGCAGTACGGTCATAATCTAATGTCTTTATAAACTCCAACCACCCCTCTTGTACTGGGATGTGACTCTCCAGTAAAGGGGTGGGGAATAAGGCATGTACTTGTGGTTTCATGCGATCAATGTAACAAACTCATTAAGTATTCTCTTGCTTGACTTCTTATTCTTAAGTGACTTCTTGAATGCTCTAGTGATGTCACCCTTCTTAGCATCTTCTTTCACTTCAAACTCATTCTTACTCTCATCAAATGTATTAGAATGTATATACAATGAACGAGTGTATGCTGATTTGTGATCTATGAATGATCTGTGCTTCCTCCACTCAGATTCAGCAGCTTGCTTCTCAGTGTAACTATCCATTCTATAGATACTTCTCTTGAATTCATTACCAGAGATCAAACGAATCATTACTATAGATGCTGAAGGGAAGTGATCACGTAGATTCTCTACCCATACCTTAGAATCACCATAGTAACTTGTATGCCAATCAAATGCCTTGTACAATCTACCAAGTTTACGATCACGTAACTGACAGTTATCTAAATCTCTAGCAGCTAATCTATCACCAGTAACTTCATGGTAATAACCAGTACTTGATGACCATCTACGTAGAGGAGATCCCTCACCATCAGTTAGATTAATTAAGTGTACTTTCTCAACACCATTCTTCTTCTGAAACTGAGGAATAATCTGCTTCATAGTTACCAATGCTTCATTCAATGGAGTACCAGATAAACATAGTTTGTTAGGTACACCATAATGGTTGTAACAATCCATCGCATTGGACATTCTGAAAAGATATTGCATTGACTTGTCAATATCTCTTGGTTTTGCTTGACTTGTTAGAACATTTATTAGATTGAATCCAGCAACGATAACATCACCATCTACCTTAGGGGACTCATACCAGCATTCCTCACCTCTTGCCCACTCATTTGTGAAAGCATACACTTCAAATGGAATCTTAACTTTACGGCAGAATGATACAAGATTAAGTAACTGCTTTACTGTATCGTGTATGACCGTTGACATCGATCCAGACCAGTCTAAGTTAAAGATTAGACCATGATTCTTACCATCAGGTGTAATTGTTATCTTCTTGAAAATATCATCGTTATATCTGTAAGAATGAAGCTTCTTTGTATCGAGAACCCCAGTGCGACTAACAGAAGCACGAGCATAACTCGAAGCTGCCTTGCGACATTCAAACTCTTTGACCAGATAATTGACTTCACGGTTTGAATTAGACTTGAATTTGTTCCAGTCTTCGTCAACCTTTGCGAATGGGTTCCATCCGTTGAGTTCACGTAGTCTGTCGTTTGAGCAGTGTTCATTCCAGTATCCCTCTAACTCTTCTATGTAATCTGTATTACTTACAATGATCCTTTTTAGATCTAATTGTGGTGTCTGTATATAGTTGATAGGTTTAGCAGAAGAGTCAACAAGTCCTCGGATTGATTCGTTTAATGTAGAATCAGTTTTTGCTTCCAAGTCCCCTTCATGATGCTTACCACCTCGTGAAGTAGATTGCTCTGCTTCATCCTCTTTAGGTGGATTGTCTTGACCCTGTGTATTTGACTGCTTAGGACTATCCTGATCCCCCTCTTGGTTATTTTCTGGTGTATCGTCCGAAGACTCTTGGGTGGATTGATCCTGTTGTGAATCTGATGGCAGGTTTGAATCTCCCTGAGATGGCTGGTCATCAGATGGGGTCTGAGAGGTTTGACCCTCCTGCTGTCCCTTGTCATATGTATAGATGTCCTTGGCAAACTGTAAAACTTCTTCAAATGTTTCCAGATCCCATCCTGTTAACTTATAATCCTCTTCTTCTTCTGTGAAAGGGATGTCAACGAAGTGTCCTATCTTAAAGAATAAGTTTAGACGGTCAGCAAGACTGAACTTGCGTAGATCCTGACCCTCTAACTGGAAGAAGTCTTCAGCAGCGAACTTCTCATAACCTTTACGGAAAGTCTTAGGAAGACCAGCGTATCTACGCTTCATTAATTTCTCAATACGGATGTCCTCAGCAACGTTTACATAGGACTGAGGTACTGATCCCAAGTGATCCCACTTATTTGGGGTAAAGAGGGCATGTCCAACCTCATGTGCGATCAGCATATCAAGGACTGCTCCTTCTGCTTTCTCCCATAGTGGCAGGGTTAGAACTCTACGCTCTACATCGAACTGTGCTGTCTCAACCTGACGATGTTCTACAATCAGATCTTCCTGAGCAAGTAGTTTTGCGAGTGTTCCTTTGACCTCAAGCATTAATTCCTCCGTGTATGTACATACTATAATACCCCTTCCGTCTGGATGGGGTATTGAGTAGACACTTTTTCAACTGGTTTCTTCTTGCCCTAGCTTGTCTTAGTGCTTGGGGCTTCAGGTGGCGTTTCTGTTCCTTTTTGGAATGATGCTGCCAGTTTGGAACTTTCATCGAGCTTCTCCAATGCGGCTAGTAACTCTGGGGTCTCCTCCCACGACCATTCCTGGTTGTGCTGAGGATTCTTTTTCTCTATGAGATGAGTTTTAATCATAATACCATATATTTAGACCATGCCTCCAGTCGGATTTGAACCAACAACCTTTGCTTTACAAAAGCACTGCTCTACCGTTGAGCTATAGAGGCACCCTACTGATTCTATCACACTCCTGACTCTTCCGCAACCACTGAGAAGTTTTGTCTCTTCTCAACCTTGAGGATCCTATCGAATTTATCCTGTAGTACGTCAGGTTTATGGGATATAATGAATACATTTGTACTATCGTTAAATGATCTCAGAATTTTCATGAAATCATACGTACCTGCTATGTCAAGAGAACTGTCAAAGATCTCATCCAGTATTAATAGGTTAGTATTAGCACTGTTTTTCATCTTTGCTATAGTTCTCCACGTAAACAGGAGTGCTAGGTCGATCCTCATCTTCTCTCCTTCAGAGAAAGAAGCATAGGAGAACTCATCTCTGAACCTAGCTTTGATAGTCTCCTCAAAATTTTCATTGAGTTCAAAGGACACATAGAAATCCAGTTCATTAAGGTACTTATTGATCATGTTGTTCATGATCGGTAGATACTTCTTGATGATCTGACTCTTAATACCAGTGTCTTTAAGAAGGTTTGATACTACGTCAAAATTCTCCCTCTTTTTCTTGATCTCTTTCATGGAGACCTCTGCCTCTAGACCCTTGGTTGCTAGGTCTTTAAGGTTCTTTTCCTCTCTCTTAATATTATTTGTCTTAGGGTTAGCAATCTCTTCCTCTATCTTCTTGATTGAATTTCTCTTCCACCCTATCTCATTATTATTCTTAGTGATCTCATTCTGAAGCTTCCTAATCTCCTTAATTTTACCCTCTTTTACCTTGAGATCAGCACTCCATTTCTCAATTTCTAATTTTACTTTCTCGGTAGCGGTAGCAAGTTCTTGAAGCTGTGAGTCAATGCCTCCCTGCTTGTCTTTGCGTAGGCTATCAGGGATTGTTTGCCTACAAGTCGGACAGTTATCATGCTTATTGAAAAATTCTAACTCTTTATTTAGACGCTCTTTCTTATCGTCAAACTTTGCTTTAAAAAGTGTGAACTCACCTACCTTACTACTAGCATCACCAAGAGCATCCACCTCTTTTTCTAGAGCAGAGACACTCTCAGATCCTTGATGGATTAATTGGTCAAGTCTGAGAATATCTTGGTCTAGAACTTCAATGTCTGCTTGCTTAGATTTCCTATTGTCCTGGTTTTGCTGCTTAAGATCAGCAATAAACCTCTTCTGGATCTCTACCTTCTCCTTTATAAGGTCAAGGTCATACTCCTGTTTAGTAAGTGAGTCCCTCACTCCCTTTGCTCTCTCCTTAAGGATAGAACTCATGGTAGAAAAGATCTTAATATCAAGTAGATCCTCAATAACTTCTCTACGATGTACAGAGGTCAACTGCATGAAGGGAACAAATGTACTAGAACCTAGTATCACCACCTGTGTGAATGACTTATAGTTAAGCTTCAACACAGACTGTTCCAACCATACCTGTTGATCTCTCTGGTTGGACTCTTGATTGAGTACCGTACCATCCCTATAGATCTCAAAGATGTTAGGTTTCATCCCTCGCTTGACAGTCCACTGGGTACTGCCAATTTCAAAATTAATTTCTACGAGAGTATCCTTTTCGTTGACCGCATTGACCAACTGACTCTGAGATATCTTACGAAATGGTTTCTTGAACAGGGCATAGCATATAGCATCAAGCAATGTGCTCTTCCCTGCTCCGTTAGTGCCGACTATTAATGTAGATGGAGACCCATTCAAGTCAATTTCAGTGTAAGAATTACCAGTTGAAAGGAAATTCTTCCATCTGATCTTCTTGAATATAATCATAATTTAGACAAATTAAAAATCAGGGGGAATTACAATCTGATCAGGAGTGATCACATAGTATGGATGATTGTGCTCTTCACAAGCACCAATCGCTTCTCTCTCGCTCACTTCTACCACAGTCATTTCTGGGTAGTCGTCGGCCTCTAGTAAACCAGCATAGCGTATTGCGTCCTCTTTGTCAACAAAAAGGTAAAGAGTCTTCCCAGTCTCGTCTTCGACTGAGTAAGCACCCTCGTCTTCTTTACCTTTTAATGTTAGGACGAACATTGTCATACCATTTCTAGAGCTTCTACATATAATGATTTTAATAATACCTTGATACCGTCCTTGTCATGGTACTCCATGCCATCCACATACTGTTCTAGTATGGTTAGGGTATCTTCCTTTTCTATATCTAGGCTGTCTTCTAACTGTGACTCGAATGAGGAATCCTCTACAACTTTGATCTCATGGACACCATTTACGTATAGCTGACTGATAAAATATTCAAACTTAGCGGGGTCTGTCTTCCTCTCTACGATGACTTTAACTATCTTACCACTATATTCCTTAGGGTCAGGTAGTTTTCTTTCATCATAGAATACCTTAGCAAATATCTTGTATGGATTTTCATAGAAAGTCTTGTTAAGAGTATTAGTATCGTAGATATGGAACCCTCTCTCATCACCCCAATCGTTCCAGTATATCTGGTAGGGGTTACCTAGGTAGTGACAGTTCTCATGACTAGACTTAGTATGATAGTGACCTGAGAAGACCTGCTTAAACTTAGAGAAGAGACCCTTATCTATACCATGATTCATAATGAATCCTTTATGTGCCTCAAATCCATTGAGTTCTAGGTGACCCATGGCCACCTCACATTCTGTTTCTTCTATGAGTTTATATGTTTCTTCCTGATTGTCCTGACATATCCATGGAATGAATAGTATAGGTAGCCCACCAATCATAACTTCAGTAGGACTGTCGTAAATCTTAACATTAGGATATTCCCCTAGGAAATTCTCCAGTGTATTGATCTTGTTTGTGTCCTTATAGTATGCTGTATGGTTACCCACTAGAGAATGAACCTCTATGCCCATCTCCTGTAGTCTATCGAAGTAATATTTCCTTGACCAATTAACTGACCATATATCTACTGCTTTTCTATTGTCAAATGTATCTCCTAAATCAAAGACTACCTTAATATTCTCCTTCTCTAAGGTAGGAAAGAATACATTGTCGTAAAAATCTTTAAAGTATTCATGAAAAATCCGACTAGACTTCCTCGCACCGAAGTGCTGGTCTGTTATTATTGCTACCTTCAATTTGATTTTACCTGTACGTTTTCTTTGATAGTGTTATAGTCAGAGTGACTGGTGCTATCATCAGTATGGAATACTTGATCGTATCCAGACTTAGTAATGATCTTGTTCTTGATCTCTAGTTGTCGTTTCTCTTTAGAGATCCGTCTTAAGAAAGCGTAGTATATAATCTGAGTGAAATAAGCAAAAGGATTACTAGACTTTGCGGGATCAAAGTTCTGGATATACTGTACACAGTTCTCTATACCATCACATATCATGTCCTCTCTGAACATATAGTTCACAAAGTTTGGTTTGTATGATAGGTGAGTAGCAATCTTTAGAAAGCAAGAACCAATATAGTTTGATATCTGTGGTCTTGGCGCATCATTCTCTTCAGCAATTTTACATGCTGCTTTGAATTCTACCAGGGCTTCTAGAAATTCCTTATTATTTACGTAGTGCTCGGACTTCTTTTTCATACTCAGTTTGTATGTACATATAGTATAGTATGTTAAGGAACAAACGTCAAGCTTGACAAGGTTCCAGAATACGTGTACACTAACTGTGTGGCAGTTTCAAGGGAAGCTATTGGTTCTTTTTATTAAAGAGAATCTCTAGATGATTCCTTGCTTCGTCAACAGTTCCTACCCGCCCCTTCCCTCTTCTAGGGGGATGTTGTAAAGGGTCGATCCTTCTGAGGGATAGTTCGTAGAACATCTTTACTTCAGGATCACATTCTACCACAGTAATAATTCTATCAAGCGGTACTATAAATTCCTCTTCCTTTGAAAACTTCATCCAAGGTGATACCTTAGCACCAATTTTCTGATGCATTGTAACCTCTTCAACAACGATTGGATTATTTAAAATAAGATAATCCCCGTTCTCGTCAGAAACAGATGTCACCTTTGATAGAACTTCCTCTCCAGATACCATTTTAATAGCACCTAAAAATTCTTCGTCGGTTGGCATGTTATTTGTTTCGTAAATTAACGTCAATAAATTCATAATCAAAACTTTCTTCATTGTATATCTTCACCCTCTCAATCAAATGGTTGAGGGTGTAGTTGCGACGACCACCCTTGGTGATGTCGTCTGCTATGTCATATAATACAGCTTTACTTTTATTAGTTCCTTTGCGGAGAACTCTTCCAATGGACTGTAAATTTCTGATGCGGGACTTAGAGGGGGATGCGAACACGACGTTATTAAGATTCCTAATATTAATACCCGTGCTAAAGGTACCGTATGACGCAACAATGATTGAATTGTTTGTGGTCTCAGCAATAGATCTTGCCTTCTCACGATCCTCAACATCAACTCCTCCATGAACCAAGAACACCTGACGGTTGTCCCCTGTTTTATTATTTATTAATTCAAATAATGGCAACCCATGTTTCTCTACGTAATTAAATAACACGAGAGTGTTACCCTTAAGGTCACAGACTAGGTTACGTATGAATCTATTCCTAGAAGGATGAGCACAGAGGTATTCCATTTCATCCTGGTAGGTTTCAAAGGTCTGCTTGTCATGCTTAAGCAGTAGTACCTTGATCTCAAAATCAGATAGGTGCCCTTCCTTGATTAATTTCTCAGTCTTAGTTACCTTATCGACTGAACCAAAGACACCCTCTAAGACTAAGCGGTTTGTTTGTAGACCGTCTAGTGTACCAGTGAAACCAATTCTATACTTACAATCATAAAGTTTATTCATGATCTTAGTTAAAGACTTTGCTTTGAACTGATGTGCCTCATCACCTATGATAGCACCAAACTGTTTAAAGTATGTCTTAGGTAACTTATAGATTGATTGCCATGTAGTTATAATAACATCTTTCTTAGAAATGGGTGACGCACCACCATATACTTTGTGACAATGGTACTTAGAATCCCAACCATAGTCTTTAAAATCCTTAAACATCTGCTCTACCAGTGATGTAGTAGGGACTACTATCAGTGTACGTAAATTCTTTCTCTCCCAAAACCTAGTGAGAGCATAGATCATAAGTGATTTACCAGAGGCAGTAGGTGATAGGAGTAGTTTTCTCCTATGTTTCATTGCCTCATAGATTGCTTTGTACTGATAGTCCCTTACCTTGAGTGGTAAGTTCAGAGTCTTTACGAATTCCCCAACCCCTTGAGGCGTAACAAGGTCATCCACTTCCGATGGTAGTCCGTAGACTTCGTTGTCCACGTAAACATATCGGTACCCCCGTTCTTGTAGAAAAGAAGTAACGTAAGGTAGAAGACCAGCATAAATCTCACCCGTACCTGGGGAGAATAGTTTGATTTTTCCATCCCAATACCTTTTCCTATAGGCTGACATAAACTTTGCTTCAGGCACCTCAAAGGTGAACTCGTCTGCCAGTTCCATACCCACATGGGGTTCGCAGCCTACCCTAAGATAGACCTCATTCTTCTTCTCGATGGTGATATTAGACATCGTAGCCTTTTAGCATCTTGGCAAACTCAATCGCATTCTTAATTTGAAAGGACTGGTTGTTCACTGCCGTTAGAATACTCTTAAGAGCATCTATCATCTGGTTATAATACTTCAGTTTGAGACAAGCCTTCTGGTATTTTTCATCAGAGTCTATGTAGATGGAGACATCTGTTTTTAAAAGTTTAATGGGGAATGGCTTCTCAGATTTTCCTGTATAAAATTCCCAAAGTTCACGGTAAAGTGTCTTCAGTTTTAACTCATGCTCATCTCTGAGCATCGTTACTTGGTTAAGCAACTGAAGATATTTAGCGTGCTTCCTAGGAATCGCTAGTGAGTCGTGATCTAATTTTTCATCATCTAGTTGAGAGTCTTTTTCCCAAAGACCCTCGATCAATTCAAGGTTCATATAATTTTTCCGTCGCTATTAATAAATTCCATTAACGTGTACTTGAAAGTAGCATCTGCTGTGACGTAATCAATGTCATTAGCATCTGCTGTGAACCTAACCCCACTTAAAGACACAGGGAATATGTTCAGAAACTTTGCTGTGGTGATAGTATTGAAGTTGCTATCTAAAATCTTTAGTTGTGCGTCAGTAGTGATCTTATTAAAAGAACTCTTTCTACCTGGCTCATCTACAGTATTGATATAATCAAAGAACTGTCGTTCAGATTTAGGATTAGTTAATCCCTTTAACCAGTTGTATACTTCATAGAAGTTATCCATGTTCTCATTGATCATGAATGACAGCTGGAGATCTCCCTGTGTCATCTTATCACCAGGAACATCATATGCTTTTACTCTGTTGTCTATGGTTCTTACACCGATACTCATCTCAGGGATATTAACTGACTGACAAAAGAAATCTACAGTAGGTATCCTCTCTATGATGAACTTAAATCCAACAGGAGATAAAAAGTTTTTTGATTCGGGTGAAAATAATTTGCTGGAAGTCATTCCCAGTATTCGTCTAATACATCTAATACATTATTTAGGGCTTGTTGAGCAGCCCACCTTTCTTTGTCACTCCAATCCGAATACCAACTCTTGTTGTCTATACCTGTCTTGATCTTATGAATACGAGGTATGATGTCAACTTTTCTCACTCTGCCATTCATAGCTTGTTTCATTTGATACTAAGTGTATAGTATAATTTAGCATAAAAAAAGAGGAATTAGACGTTTATGTCCAACTCCTCATCTATGTACTCTTTAATTAATCTATC